TCGTCCAGCCCACCCAGCTTGTTGTGAAGGTAAACGCAATCCTCTTCAAGCACTCGGATGTTGTCACGGATGTCGTCGATGTTCATGTTGGTTCTCCTTGGGTTTGATCCGTCGGACCATCCGACAGATCGGTTTGGGTCGGTCTCACACCATCCTTGATCCCACACCACCCTTCGGTTGTCAAGGGTTTGGGATCTTGCACCACCAAAAGCTGGCGAAGATACACACTGCGCCACACCTTGTCAGCCCGATGGGCGAGGCGCACTCTCGGTCTCACACCGAGCGCCATCACACACCACCAGCCAGCATGAGCACCAGCATACCATAGCAGGCCAAGGCAAGCGCACCAGCCTGCACCACGATCATCACATGTCGCATTGAGAATCTCCTAGCGAAGCTAGGGCATCTGACGGACCATCCGACAGATCAACCTAGCGAGAAAGCCTAAAGGCTTTCGCCTAAAGGAACCGAACCGATTCCCTTAAGGGAAAGCCCCAAGGGGAGAGCCGAAGCCCTCCCCCGTAGGGAGCCTCCTTAGGAGGCTTTGATCTGGGCAACGAGTGCCTTGGAGAACTTGGCGAAGTCCAGACCGAAGGTCTTGATCTGATCGTAAACTTGCTTTGCAAGTTCTTCCTCGGTCATTGCCTCAACAGCCTTCGGCTGATCTTTTGCGGAAGCCTTCGGCTTGCCCTTCGAGGTGTTGCCAGCCGATGCAGCCTTCGGCTGATTCTCAGCCTCGGATGCCTTAACCCGCTTCCGAATTGCGCTGACTCCAAGGGAGTCCAGCTTGCCACCCTTGTTCAACTTCTGGACTTTAGTCCAGTTCGAGGCGACGAAGACGGCGTCGGAACGATCCTGACGGCTCATAGAGCCGAGTTCGGTCTTGCCAAGCCATTCTCCGAATGCTCTGTCGTTCTGGCTTCCCTCGAAGAGGGAACGAAGGGCGATCAGGGTTTCACCGATGGACTTGTAAAGTCCAAGCTGCTCCTCCTGCATCAGATACAGGGTGTCATACTGCTTTGCAGTATGGGCAATCAGGTCGGACAGCTTGTAGGTCTTACGACCTACGGAGACCGAAGTGTCGAGGGAAACAACTACGTTGTTGGATGCTGTTTTGGTCATGTTAATCTCCGATTAGGTTGGTGGCGAATCGCCGTTGAAAGCCCCTCCTTTGGACCACAAGCCGAATCGAATGTCAATAACTTTTTTAACCCTTTAGGGTTAGCATCCGTCGGATGGTCCGACAGATCGGTTCCCTTTAGGGAAAAAACTTTCTGAATCCCCAAGGGGATTTCTCATGTGATGCGGTGTGTATTTTCCCAAGGGAAAATCAGGGAGAGGGTTCACCCTAAAGGGTGCTTGCTCTCTGCCAACAAAAATGCACAGTGAATTGTGCAGAATTGCAGAGGTAAAACCTCTGATTAACAATGTCGAATTGTTTGGGATTCCTTTAGGAATCAACATGTTACGTCATGATGTGCCGCATGGATGCCGAAGGCATGGCGAGAGCGAGGGGGTGGGGGCATGGGCCACTGGGGGGGTCTGCGTTATATATATACCCAGTCTGCCAGCGGGGGGTTTTTTCAGTAAGTGTTAACCACATCCCTGTTTTACCCCATGTATTACGGGGTGTTTGAAGTCAAGGTCTTAAGTAGGGGGTGTTTACATCACGTTTTTGTAACACTTGTAACAATTCGTGATCATAAATCGGATGAGGGGCGGGGGTTCCTGCTTAAGTAACTACCCAAGTGAACTAAGGAACTGCTGATGTTCTCTGTAAACTAGACTTAGCTGATCACTTTTTCCTACAGAAGTGTATTTTTAGCTTGACAGAAGTGTAAAGACTGGTATAACATACTTAAGTATTACTTAAGTAAGACCCTAAGGTCTACCTAAGTCCTCTTCTCATCTCTCTTTATATAGATTATATTACTTAAGGGTTACCTAAGTATTACATATAGGGGGACTTTTTCTGTAGTTCCCTCCCTATGAGGGAGGAGAGGATGGACTTCAGTAATGCTTGTACGCAAAATTTCAGCCTAGTTGTAAAAAAGAGGTTGACTCTTGCCAGAACTTAAGTATAACTAGGTGACATCATGAAATACTACACCTCCGAGAATGTCCTCGAAGAGTTCTACAAGGCTCTGGCAAACGAAGACGAAGGAAGACTACGCAGAGTCCACATCCCTCACAGTTCAGTGTTCTATGTTCGTGAGGCTATCCTACAAAACACTGGTGTGAAGTACACCCTCCAGCATGTCGAGAGAGCCATGTACGAGGAGGGCTATCTGAAGAAAGAGGACATCTTTGACAATGACCAATGAGCAGTGGCACCTGAGTAAGTCAGTTCCCCTTACATTTATTTTTGCAATCCTGTTGCAGACAATGACACTGGTGTGGTTCATTGCCAACCTAAATGGCAACGTCGAAGACAATGCCAGAGAGATCGTGCGGCATGAGGCACGCATCCAGTCCCTTGAGACAGCAGTCCAGGGACAGGCTGTTGCAGTGGCTCGTATGGATGAGAACATCCAGGCTATCCGCAGTATGATCGAGAACCTTGTCAGAAACCAGACAAGTAACTAAGTGGTATGTGTTCTTGTCTTTGTAACCTACGGCCACCTGTTCATTAACGGAGGAGGGAGTTGGTTCTACAAAGCTTGTTACTATGATTGTGGTACACGGTACTATAGTTGGTACGATAGAATATACCGAGTAGATCCCGACTATACATGCCCAAAGAGTTACCATGATTGATCCACTGACAGCCTTATCAATAGCCAGCACTGCGGTATCACAGATTAGACAACTGCTGTCTGCTGGCCAGGATGCCTCTGCTGCTATGAGTAAGTTTGCTGGTGCTGTGAGTGACATCAACTACGCTGCAGAGAAGGCCAAGAACCCTAGCGTATGGAAGTCTCTCACTGGCAGTCCTGAGGCTGAGGCCATAGAGATCTTCACTGCACAGAAGAGAGTGCAGGAGATGAGGCAGCAGGTTGAGACGATGATTGGGTATGTCTATGGTGAGAAGGGTCTCACTGAGTACAAGGAGATCCTGCGTTCTGTCAAGAAGCAGAGACAGGACAGTGTCTACAGAAGACAGGAAATCAAAGAGACCCTCCTAATGTGGGCTGTGGGGATTCTTGCTTTTGGGTTTGGTGGTGCTGGACTGGCAGTCCTAATCTACTACCTTGGTCAACAACAGGGGAAGTGGTAGGATGAAGATAACTCCGCAGTGGGTAGACCAGTGGCGCATCTGGCCCCGCATGATTATCACCCTGTATGGTATTGCGTTCTACGAGACAACGACATGGTTCATGTCACTCCCTGATCCAACCAATGCTCAAGCAGGCTTTGTGTCTGTGGTTGTCGGTGCAGGTGCAGGCTTTTTTGGGATCTACGTGAATGGCAAGACGACTCCTCATACTCCTAGCGATGATAGCTGGATGCAGTCCAGTGGGTCTACCACTGGGCGGGGGAACCAACGTAGCAGCGAACACTCAGATTGGGAGGGAGAACACCCAGACCGTAGGGCAGGATAAGAGGTTCCAGCCAGAGGTTCGCACTGAGTCTTCTATTGAAACAGTTGAACAGTCCAGCAACGAGATTAGGACTGGTGCTGTAGAAAACATCCAAGTAACCAACATCCCACCCTGGGTTATCCTTCTTCTGATTATTGGGTGGCTGCTTCCTAGCCCTGGTGAGATGGGCAGAAGCATAGCAACCCTCTTCAGGAGAAGAACATGATCCTTGGAATCCTACTGATCTGCATGAGTCCCGTTGACGCTGGTAGTTGTATTCCCGTTCCCAACCCTCAGAAGCTTTATGCGACTACGGAAGAGTGTGAATTGGAAGCTAATGCTGTAGCACAGGCTGCATCCGCCCAGTACTTCGTTAAGGCATACTGCTTTGAAACTGACTTCTTTGAGTTGTTGTGATGGCAAAAGATCCTAGACTAGAACGAGCAGGTGTTGCAGGCTTCAACAAGCCGAAGAGAACTCCTGGCCACCCTAAGAAGTCACACATTGTTGTGGCTAAGGAGGGTGACAAGATCAAGACGATCCGCTTTGGTGAGCAGGGTGCCAAGACTGCTGGAAGCCCTAAGGCTGGCGAAGGCGACACAATGAAAAAGAAGAGGGCCAGCTTCAAGGCTCGTCACGCAAAGAATATCTCTAAGGGCAAGATGTCCGCAGCCTACTGGGCTGACAAAGTGAAATGGTGAACAACATGATGTCAATCGGACTGATGGTGGGTGAAGCCCCTGAAGTAGACCCTAAGAATAAGACACGGGCTGAAACCTACTGGATGTATGGTGAGTCTGTTGAGGAACTAGCCAAGGCTTGGAACACCACCGTTGACAAGGAAGCGATGGAGTATGCTGAGTTGAAGAAGTGTGCTAACTGCGACTACTTCAACAACAACAAGAAAGTTCTTAAGGCTCTTGACGTAGATGCTACGATGGGTGCCTGCATGAAGTTCAAGTTTGTCTGTGCTGCTGAAGCCTCCTGTCAGGCTTGGGAGTGTAAAGCTGAACAGTGGGATGATGACTAATGCCTATGAGTAAGGCTGGTCGAAAGATCAAGGCTAAACTAGAAGAACAGTACGGCAGCGAGAAGGGCGAAGGAATCTTCTACGCTATGGAAAACAAAGGGGAGATTCCAGGAATGAACAAGATGAAGGGTTACGCCGAGGGTGGCATGGTTAAGGCCACTGGCAAGCTGAACACTGGCATCAAGAAGTGTGGTGAATAACATGGCAAGAACACCTACATTCAGATCTTTGCGGGAAGCTGCAGAAGCAGGTTATCACGGTAAAGATGTAAACATCGAAGGTAAAGGTCTGCAGAAGGTAGCCTTTGCTGATGAAGTATATGACAGGCGTATGGCTGAACGTAGTGCCAGAGCAAGCGGTGGTGGTCGTTCCGTAGAGGAAATTGCACGCAGTGCTTCTGCAGCTATTGACCGTGCAGAGGGTAAGCCTGCCACTCGTCCCCAACGGAACCCTCGTCGTACTCCCTCCACTGAGACTGCTACCAGTGTTGAGCCTCGTACTCGTATGACCCCTGAGCCTATTAATCGCAGAGATTCTCAGGATGCTTCTCCGACTACACGGCTCGGCAGATCTCCTGTTCGTCGTGATACTCGGGATGCGTCTCCGACTAGGTCTGCAGTGGGTGAAGTACCCGCATCTATTCAGCGTCTTCTTGATCAAATCCCTGGTGGTGCTGCCCGTGCTCGGGCTGACAGGATTGCAGACCAGGTTGCGGCTGGGCGTATGCCTCTGCGTGACGCTATTAACAAAATCAACGAGCTTTTTTCTGACATAACAAGCCCTATGGCTGGAAGAAATGAAGAGATGAGACAGCGTCGTGCTGCTGCTGGCATGGCTCGTGGTGGTATGGTCAAGAAGGGCAACACTGACCGTCGTGGCAAGGGTATGTTCTACGACTCCAAGTCTCCCAGAGGTTACAAGTGAGCATTCTTAGTCAGGGTAAGCCTGCACGTATGCGTACTGCGTATGGCAACAATCTAACAGATACTGTAGAAATTGTTTACACCTGCCCAGCTAATTGTTCGGCAGAGCTTACTTTTGTTCACGTTATCAATGCTGGCAATAGCACAAACTCTGTTACAGTAAACATCTACGTTGCTGCACAAAACTACACGTCTAACTTCCTAGCTGGTAAAAGTATTGGTTCTTCAGACTACATTACCTTCATTGATATTGACATTATACTGCAACCTGGTGATGAAGTTAGAGTTAAACCCAACTCTGCTGGGCATATTGACAGTATCCTGACTGTTACTGAAACCTTCATCCCTGTGGGGTAATATCAGGGTTGCAATATTGTCTCTAGTGTAGTACAGTCATTATGGTATAACTACTCCGTCTCAACACAGGAGTAGACCAATGCTTAAGAAGATTCTTACTTTTATCAACGACTACCACGACAAGAGAGTCGCCTACATCCAACTCAACTACCTGACTGACAAGCAGCTACAGGACTTGGGTCTAAAAAGATCAGAGATTGTGGATACAGTTTATGGCCGAAAAAAAGTCTAAGGTAAACGAAGCTGGCAACTACACCAAGCCTGCCCTCCGTAAGCGCCTCTTTGAGAAGATCAAGGCAGGCACTAAGGGGGGTAAGGCTGGGCAGTGGTCTGCACGTAAGGCACAGCTTCTGGCCAGCGAGTATAAAAAAGCAGGTGGGGGCTACCGTGACTAAAAAACTTACCGCAGCACAGAAGTATGCCCAGCTTAAGGCTCAGACCGAAGCCGCTGGCATGAAGGTCGAAGAAGTCGATGGCAAGATTGTCGTTAAGCGTAAGCCTAAAAAATGACTAAGAAAGCCCCACAGAAAAGCCTAGACAAGTGGACCAAGCAGAAGTGGCGTACTAAGTCAGGCAAGCCATCCACTCAAGGCTCCAAGGCCACAGGTGAACGGTACCTGCCTGAGAAGGCAATCAAGGCTCTGTCTTCTGAGGAGTATGCAAAGACTTCTGCAAAGAAGCGCAAGGACACCAAGGCTGGCAAACAGTTCTCTAGCCAGCCAAAGACTATCGCTAAGAAAACCAGCAGACACAGGAAATCCTAATGGCACGTACAGAGATGCAGCAGAAGTTCCTCGATGTCCTCTTTGAAGAGGCAGAGGGTAACTTCGTGAAGGCAAAGAAGCTGGCAGGCTACAGTGACAATGTGGCTACGTCTGTTATTGTTGAAGCCCTTGAGGATGAGATTGCAGACCTAGTCAAGAAGTATCTTGTGCGGTCTGGGGTTAAGGCAGCATACACGATGGTGTCTGCAATGCAGAACCCCACAGACCTGGGCATCAAGGAGAAGATGTCTGCAGCCAAGGACATCCTTGACCGTGGTGGTTTCAAGGCCACCGAAAAGGTAGAGGTGAAGTCGGAGACTCCGCTCTTTATTCTACCTGCTAAAAAAGATGAGGATTGACAAACAATCCCAAAGAAGGTAGCATGGCTAGAATTAAAAGAACATGGACACTACCCCCACCTGAGGAAACAGAAGAAGAATACATCTGGTATCCTGTAGTTCGAGTAGGAAGGTTTATTCCCTTCGGATACGAACAAGATCCAGATGATCCAGACATCCTTCTTCCAATCCCTGAAGAGCTTGAACTGTTTGAGCAGGCCAAGAAGCACTTGAAGCAGTACAGTTACCGTCAGGTGGCTGCATGGTTGAGTGAGCAGAGTGGGAGACCTATCTCCCATGTGGGTTTGTTTAAGAGGGTTAAACTTGAACAGGGACGTAAGAGACAAGCTTCAAACCTCCGCTACCTTGCCGAAAGGTACAAAGCGGCGCTCGAAAAGGCCGAGAAAATCGAACGTCACCGAGTCGGTGCAAGAGGTGCAGACCCCACTGGTGGAGGCACCGAAGGTTCCTGCCCAGGCGAGTCCAGAGAAGATTGAGGTTAAAAAGGCACAGGAAGTAATCTTCCAGCCTAACCCTGGTCCTCAGACCGACTTCCTGTCCGCACCTGAGCAAGAAGTACTGTACGGTGGTGCTGCTGGTGGTGGCAAGTCTTATGCCATGCTTGCAGACCCCGTACGGTACTTCAGTAATCCCAAGGCAAGGATGCTCCTTGTCCGTAGAACTACGGAAGAGTTGAGAGAACTTGTTGCGGTTTCTAAAGAGTTGTACCCCCGTGCCATCCCAGGCATTAAGTTCCTAGAACGGGACAAGACCTGGGTAGCCCCATCTGGTGCAACACTCTGGTTGTCATACCTCGACCGAGAGGATGACGTTAGTCGTTACCAGGGTCAGGCATACACCTGGATTGGTTTTGATGAGTTAACGCAGTGGCCCTCCCCCTATGCCTGGGACTACATGCGTACTCGTCTCCGTACCAGTAAAGACTCTGGCCTAAGGCTGTACCAGAGAGCCACCACCAACCCTGGTGGTCCTGGGCACCAGTGGGTGAAGAAGGCTTTTGTTGATGCTGCTCCCCCTGGTCAGCCCTTCTGGGCTAAGGATCTGGATACAGGTAATGTCATCACCTGGCCCAAGGGGCACAGCCTTGAGGGACAGCCTTTACTTAAACGCCGTTTTATTCCTGCTACGCTCCACGATAACCCCTACCTAGCCGAAGACGGTATGTACGAGGCAAATCTGCTGTCTATGCCAGAGCATTTGCGTAAGCAGCTACTGGAGGGCAACTGGGATATCAACCAGGGTGCAGCATTCCCAGAGTTCAGTCGTAGGCTTCACGTTATCGAACCCTTCGACATTCCGAATAGTTGGACAAAGTTCAGGGCTGCGGACTACGGTTATGGTTCCTACTCTGGTGTCCTGTGGTTTGCTGTGTCTCCGTCTGAGCAGTTGATTGTCTACAGAGAGTTGTATGTCTCCCGTGTGATTGCAACTGATCTGGCTGACATGGTACTGGAACGGGAAGAGGGTGAGAAGATTCGGTATGGTGTACTCGACTCCTCACTCTGGCACAAGCGTGGTGACACTGGTCCCAGCCTTGCTGAACAAATGATCCTGAGGGGTTGTCGGTGGAGACCTGCAGACAGGTCCAGAGGTTCCCGAGTTGCAGGCAAGAATGAGATTCACAGACGCCTGCAGATGGATGAGTTTACAGAAGAGCCAAGACTGGTAGTCTTTAACACTTGTACAAACCTAATCTCTCAGCTTCCGTCCATCCCCCTCGACAAGAATAACCCAGAGGATGTGGACACTAAGTCAGAGGATCACCTGTATGATGCTTTGCGTTATGGTGTGATGACGAGGCCGAGAAGTTCTCTGTTTGATTTTGACCCCAACTCTCAAAGATCTGGCTTTCAAGCCGCAGACCCTGTCATGGGCTACTAAGTAAGGACGTATCATGGACGAAGAAGAAATCATCGACTCCGCAAACTCAGCCTTTATCGAGGATGTGGCAGAGGATGCCTTCAATGATCCTAAGGCTGGCACTGTTCTTGCCTATGTCAAGGACCGCTTTAATCGAGCAGAGGATGCTCGGTATGTAGACGAACAGCGTTGGATTAGAGCCTACAGAAATTACCGTGGTATCTATGGCCCCGATGTCCAGTTTACTTCGACCGAGAAGTCCAAGATCTTTGTTAAGGTAACCAAGACTAAGACTCTGGCTGCGTATGGTCAGATCGTTGATGTCCTCTTCGGTGCCAACCGTTTCCCGATCACCATTGATCCTACCACCCTGCCCGAGGGTATCTCTGAGGCTGTCCACTTTGAGACCAACCCTCAGATGGATGCAGTGCAGCAGCAGCCTCAGCAGGACATGTCTCTCCTTCCTGGTGAAACTTATCGTGATTTTCTTGACCGTGTTGGCGGGCTTCGTGAGAAGCTGGCCCCTGTTGAGGACAAACTCAAGGAGGGTGAGGGTACAACTCCCTCCTCTGTAACTATCCACCCTGCTATGATCTCTGCAAAAAAGATGGAGAAGAAGATCCACGACCAGTTGGAAGAGTCCAACGCAAAGAAGCAACTGCGTGTTGCAGCCTTTGAGTGTGCCCTGTTTGGTACTGGTGTGATGAAGGGTCCGTTTGCCATCGACAAGGAATACCCCAACTGGGATGAGGATGGCACCTACAATCCTACGTTCAAGACTGTCCCCCAGACATCCTCTGTGTCTGTGTGGAACTTCTACCCCGACCCTGATGCAGCCAACATGGAAGAGGCTGAGTATGTTATCGAGCGTCACAAGATGTCTCGCAGCCAACTCCGTGCTCTCAAGCGTCGTCCCTTCTTTCGTCACAACGCCATTGACAAAGCCCTCGCTGCTGGTGAGGACTACATCAAGGAGTGGTGGGAGCAGGAGATGGAGGATGAGTCCAATGAGTCCCGCTCTGAGCGTTTCGAGGTTCTGGAGTTCTGGGGTTACGTGGACACTGAACTCCTCGAAGAGTATGATGTTGAGATCCCCCGTGAGATGAAAGACCTGGATCAGGTCAGCGTTAACATCTGGGTATGTCAGGGTCAGGTTCTCCGTCTTGTGATGAACCCCTTTACCCCTGCCTACCTGCCCTACTATGCAGTGCCATACGAAGTAAATCCCTACAGCCTGTTTGGTGTGGGTATTGCTGAGAATATGGACGACACCCAGACGTTGATGAATGGCTTCATGCGTATGGCTGTGGACAATGCTGCACTATCTGGCAACCTGATCATCGAGATTGACGAGACCAACCTTGTTCCTGGTCAGGACTTGTCTGTCTATCCTGGCAAAGTCTTCCGTCGTCAGGGAGGTGCCCCAGGTCAGGCAATCTTTGGCACGAAGTTTCCTAACGTCTCGAATGAGAATATGCAACTCTTCGACAAGGCTCGGGTTCTTGCTGACGAATCAACTGGCTTTCCGTCGTTTGCCCACGGCCAGACTGGCGTTGCTGGTGTAGGCCGTACTGCCTCGGGCATCTCGATGCTGATGTCTGCTGCCAACGGTTCCATCCGTACTGTGGTGAAGAACGTTGACGACTACCTTCTTGCACCACTCGGCAAAGCCTTCTTCAACTTCAATATGCAGTTTGACTTTGACCCTGAGATCAAGGGCGATCTTGAAGTCAAGGCACAGGGTACTGAGTCCCTGATGGCTAACGAAGTTCGTAGCCAGCGCCTGATGCAGTTCCTTGGTGTGGTCAGCAATCCTATGCTTGCACCCTTCGCCCGCATGGACTACATTGTGCGTGAGATTGCCAAGTCGATGGACCTCGATCCTGACAAGGTTGCAAACTCGATGGCTGATGCTGCTATCCAGGCTGAGATCCTCAAGCAGTTCCAGGCAGAGAACCCACAGCCTGAGGTGGACATGAATGCCCAACAGGCTGGCGCTCCAGCGGGGGTACAGGTTCAGGACACCCAGGGTAGCGGCGGTGGCAACATCGGCACTGGCACAGCCCCTGTCCCTGGTGAAGAAGGTTTCTCGGGTAACACTGGCGGGATGATGCCGCAATGAGCCTGAAGCTTCTTGTCAACAACCCAGACATCTGGAAACCTCTGGTGTCTGAACTTGAGGAACGTATCGAGCTTACTCACAAAAACCTTGAGCAGATGAGTTCGGTAGAAGAACTGTATCGTCTTCAGGGCGAGGCTCTGGCTTACAGGAAGCTGCTTAGATTGAGAGACAAAGTCAATGCAGGATGAAGATGTAACTCTGGAGTCTGTACCTGGTTTTGATAGACCTATGTCTGCCAACCCTAATGATAGAGTTGTGGGTGAGGACGAACTTGGTCGCAGAGTTTACGAAACGGTTACAGGACAAAGGTATACACTATCTCTTAACCCTGATCAACGTACATCTCGCACTCGTTTTGAAGAGGATATCCTGCCAGAAATGCAGGGGTATCTTGAAAATCCAACACTCCCTACAGTTTCACAGGCTGCAGGTTTTGTTGGTGATGTTGCACAGGGTGCTTATGAAAGTCTAGAGGCAGCAGTTGAAGGCCGTGGTACGCTGGGTGATGTTGCAGGTGTTGCAGTTGGCTCTGGTGTTGGCAGTATGTTTGGGGAAGCACCTGAAGGTGCTATACGTCTCTTTGGTGGTTTTAGAGCCGCTCGTCATCCAGGTCAAGATGCAGAGGGTAGAGAACTACCCAGGTCTGTAGGTGCAGATGAGCTTGACCGTTTTGAGATTGACGACTCTTTTGCAGACTTCGACGTAAACAGGGTTCCACAACAAAGTTTGTCTTCCTTAGACAACGCTGTTGATAGTCCTAAGGTTCTGGCTAACCCACAAGATTACTTTGCAACCCTAGATCAAGTTCTTGATCACCCTGAGTTGTATCGGCAGTATCCTGAATTTAGAGACCTTCTTGTCGTAGAAGATACAACCATACGTCAGGGTGTAGGTGGCTACTACAACGATAAACTAAATCTTCTTGCTGTGTCCCCCCGTATTGCAAGAGACCCTAATCTTTTTAAGGGTGTGCTGTTGCATGAAATTCAACACGCCATACAAAAGTTAGAGGGTTTTGACAGGGGTACTAGCCAACTCTCTCCTGAAGTAGCTGAAGCAGCGGGACCAAGACTGCAAGAGGCCCAAAGAAAGTACGATGAAGCTCTGCAGGGTTTTGAGAGTTTTGACTTTGAACCTACTTTAGATGACGTTAAGATTTTTATTGGTGAGCTTCTGGATGATCTTGAAGCAGACGGTCTCGCTGCACCCGAAGACATAACTTTTTCAACCCCTCACAGAACAGGCTGGGAACAAAATTTAAATGTTCTGGCGGAGAGACTCGCTGAAGATAGGGTAAGCCCTCTTGACTCTTATGAGACCCTCTTGGATTTTTATGCCTTAATCAGAGACAACCCTAACTTGGTTGTTGATAAAGATGTTTTTAAAGATTCTTTTGGTGTAACTCCAGATGATTTAGTAGACTCGGATGTTGGAAGTTTTCTTAATAGTCTTGAGTCTGCAGAGGTTATTCCTGTTGACCCTCAAAGATTAAAGTTCTTAGAAACTGATATTCTTCGTGATGTGTACCGCTCAAGGTCTGGGGAAGTTGAAGCTAGGAATGTACAAAAAAGGTTGGGTCTTAGTCTTGCAGACAGATTTAATCAGACACCAGAGTCTACAGAAGATCCTAGATATCCTAGATCTGAGCAGTGGAGGGTTCCAAGGGAGGAACCTGCAGAATTTAATAGAGGCGGAGTAGTAAGCATGGAAGAACAGATGAGCCTGTTTGATATGGGCGGTCTCACAGATGATGGAGCAATGCGTGACCCTGTGAGTGGCAATGAAGTACCCCCTGGCTCGATGGCTTCCGAGGTACGTGATGACGTTCCTGCTATGCTGTC